ACAACTAACTTGATTTCATTCTCACGAAAGTTCTGAAGTGCTAATCTAATTTCATCTGGAGAATTATCACCTCCGAAAGACATCTTTCGCTCCTTAGTCGTAGTATGCGATTTTCTTTGTGACTCCTCCAATGTCAACCTCCACATAACCAGTAGGTAAAGCTGGGAGCGCAGTAGCAGCACCGCCTGTTGCACTAGTTGATGTAACTGTCATCTTTGGCGCAGCATCTAAATAAGCGTTATCAATTATATCAGCTTGCCAGGTTCCCTGAGTAAGAGTTCCAACTCCACTGATGGACATATCCCCTGTCCATGTTGTATCAATAGCAACGGTTGGATTACCTGAAACACCATCACCATCTGTAACAACAATACCAGTACCTTGTGCTACCGCTCGGGCTGTCCAGTTTCCTGATCCATCTTTACTAGGAATACCTGCCCCAACAATATTAGCAAGCTGATAAAGATTATCATTGATTACATCAAGTTTTACCTTTACATTCAAAAACCACTGTGCCCATGCATTAGTAAAAGTCCAGCCGCTAAAATTAATATCAGGATTTTTATTGGTTCTATCTACAATCGGAGCATTCTGCAATGGTGGAGGCGGGATAGTGTCTTCTGCAAGAGCCATTAGAGTGCCCCTAAATCATACTGAACTTCTACTGCCTGCATCCTCATTGCTGTAGCTGAGTTATGCCTAAAGTGATAAGCAGCCTTACGGAAACTTCCGCAGTTAATCAACAACGGCCTCTTCATATCTAATCGAACCTGCCTAAAATTCGACCAGGTTTTATAATCATCTTCACTGCGACGAACCTGGAGAATACTTCCTTCGTCCTGATCCCCAATGAACTCCATGATGTTTAACTGCTTAATCCTGCGCGTGTTTGCATCAAACACAGGAGTGTAAATATCACTGATGATCCGACTACCAGCATCCGTATAAACTTCAGGACTCGCAATGTAGATATCTCCATTACTTTCATGTTGCAGCAAGTGTTGCCTTGACGAGTTATAAGTGTAAGATACAAACGGGAAATAATTACCTGCCGCATCTGTCCACTGATGCCAAAGGTTTTCTGCCATGTCATATGCAAGGGTAAGGTTCCTATCCCTTAGCGTTAAGATGTAGAAGTTATGCCCGTTAACCTTAAGCTGTAGTGACGCAATGCTAGCTAAATCAGAACCTTGGAGTAAACGATCAATAGGTTTCGTGCTGACGATCTGGTGATTGAGCTGGTCAAGCAACGACACCTGGACGGCGCCGGAGCGCGTAGCGCTGATCCAGAGAAGCCGGTCGTCGATCTGCTGAACGCTCTCAGCGGTCGCGCATCCGTAGCTAATCTTCTGCCCCTGCACTGGCCCGAGTGGGCTTCCGGTGGGATTACCTGCATCGAAGAATACTTCAGTAGACCAAGAGTTAAATGCTACTACATATACCAATTGCTTAGCTAATGCAATCCCTGGGTCAGGTTCAATCTGCGCCGCTACATAGTTAATAGCACTCCAATCGCCTGGCTGATCCACAGAGTTAATAACACTCCCCCAGATTTGACCATAAGAATCCATGACGTAAGTTGCACCATTAAGGTATACAATCCCCTTAACTGTAGCAGCAGGAAAATCTATATCAATCGTATGCAAATCAGAGCTAATAGTTGTACCATTATAAGCATACGTCTTAGCACCGTTACCAAATACCATCTTGGGGATTGCCCCTAAGATTTCACTGAACCGATAGGATCCGCCTGCTTGATCTAATCCAGAACCGATAGCTACATTATTCTTATGAAGCGTTCCGTCAGCAATATGATAGACATCTCCACGCCAATAATAACTACCTCTACCAGTCGCCGCAGGATTTCCATAAAGCACGGAAAGCCCTGGGCGCTTAAATACCCAGAGCTCCCCGGCTTCATCTGTTTCAAGAAAGCAATTAATTAACCTTGCATCTTTATCAAAGTTACGATTACGATTGCCTGTGACTACCACAAGAGGAAGTCGAGGCGGTAGAATCATTGACTCCATCTGTGGTGCCGACATTAGCGGAAGTTCCCTGTCTGGTAAGCTCCGCGGAAGTTCGGAGCGAAGGTAGTCTCTGCGTCCTCAACGTCCCAATCTTCTAACATTTCTCGATAGCGCTTAGCATTGTCATAGCAACGAGCCATGATAGCAACCGGCTGTCCGGTGCAGATATCATCTGCCAATCCCCAACGAAGTGCGATACGCCACTCTTGTGGAAAGCTAACGTCTTCGAGAAGGTTGAATGGATTAGCTGCCTGAACTTGAACCAATAAGATTGCGGTATTAGCAGCCTCAATAGCGTTCGGAGTATTCCAGAAATGCACTATCAGCGAGGTAGCCTGCTTATCAACAAAGTAACCAGTAATGCAACCTGTGTTAGCTTGGCTAAGCATGTTCCATTCTTGCCAGCTTAACGCATTAATAACTCGACGCTGATTGCTAGGTCCTTCAATTCTACCCTGCAATACTCGCATATTCTTTGCGGGCTGTGTACCTGTATCAAGAGTATAGCTAGCTTGCCCGTCTACCAGAGTAACAGTAATCTCTTGGTTAAGAAAAAGCTTTAATCCTTGAGTTTGCCAGAGGTTAATAATATCGCAAAGCTTCCGCATGAAGGTTGATAGCTGCTCACTATTCGGATCATCCCCTTCTTGGAGAAGTCCAGCATCCATCATGGCATCTCGGATGATACCATAGGCCGTGTTTGAAACTGCAAATGGCATAATATCTCCGTGTCCCAATTTGGGACGTTAGTTAATATTGCTGCGAGCTACCGGCCTAGGAAGCCTGAGCCGGTTTGGGATGGGGTGTTTTAGGTGACTTCAACCCAGCCAAACGCGCCCGGCTGCCATACGTTGTTACCACTTCCATCCGCTTGCGACACCTTCCACGACTTGCCGCCAAAGGTGCATTCGTCTGGCTTGTTGGTGAACGGGTTGAGCAGTTTGTAGGCGTCGTATTGGTCTGTCGGCTGCACCCACGGAAGCCGCTCGCCGGGCCTGCGCCTTTGTCGGATCAATGCGGGGTAGGTAGACGGGTGCGCCGGGTACGTGGTTCGGTTGAACGTCTGAATGCACCACCAAAGCGAGGCGTCCGTGAACCGGTAAAGGGTGCCGGCCATTGCGTTCCCCGATGCCGGCAGGTCAGGGGCTTTGTCACCCCACTTCGCACCCTGCGCCACGATTAGCGCGTTCGTGCGCGTTACCGGGTCGCCAGTGCCTTCATTGAACACGACGCCTGCCACGGCCTTGATCGCGGCCGAGAACGCCGGGTCATCCCATGCGTGAAGCGCGGCATGTGTTGCGCCTGTTGCACCGTAGGCTGGCACGCTGAAATTGCCCGGCCCGAACCCTTGGGCTTGCAGGCTTGCATTTGCGGCAGCCAAGTTGGCAACTGGCACAATCGCAACAATTCCCATTAGAACGGACTCCCGATTTTTGCGCTAATCCATGCCTCGACGGCGGTGTATTCGGCGAGCGTCGAAGTCTTACCGCGCAGGATGACTTGATTATCTCGCCCTGAGTAATACGCACCACCGCCCGCACCCGCATAGGAGCCAATCGTTAGGGCCGCGTTCAGATAATTCCCCGCGCCTTGATCTGCTGCGCTAGTTGCAACGTCCACACCGTTGACGCGGAGCAAGTTCGTATCTGCGGATATGTTTGTGCGGTGCGTTGCCACGAAGGTGAAGGGCGCGGCATAGCCTGCCGATGAAGCGCCGGCAGATGTAGTAGCGGTGCCCCGCGAGACAACCCAAATACTGGGCGTGCCGAAGTTTGTGATAGACATGGCAATGCCGGCGCTGGCGGAAATGTCCGGGCCGAGCATGTAGATGTACTGAGACGTTTCGCCCAGCTTCCGAGCGCCGACGAACGCGGTCATTTCATCGACGGCGGAGAAATCTATAGCGACCGTCGTGCCACGGTCATCCACCCCGTCCCATTGCAGCCAGTAGACCCCGGACGTGAGGCGCAGTATCGGCCGAGACGCGGAATTGAACGCCGTCCAGTGCGCGCCATTGCCTGACTTGTCGCGGCAATGCCCCACGGGAGAATCCACAACCGCAGGCGTCGTGTTGGTGAGGTCTTGGAACATCGTGCTCAGGTCTGAACGGTCGAGCCAGACACCTTTTTCGCCGGCAGCAAACAGGGCGAGGATTGCTGCGTCTGGATTGCCGCCCCCACCCCCGATGCCGGAGTTAACTGAGCTTAAGACTCCAAGGATTGAAGTCTCTAATGCTGTGCTAGCCTTCAACCAACTTGGATTAAGCATATTAGTCTACCCGGAAAATAACAGTAATGTCATAAGTAGCATTAGCAGCAGCTACGCCAGTAGACAGTAATAAATCACCAGTACCGCCAGTTGCCGACGCAGCTGCTACAATCTCGCGGCCTACCTTGTCATAGTTAATTCCGCCATTACCGTGAAGCAAGGCGGCTACAACATCGGTAGTATAATCAAAAGAAAGTTGCACGTAGGCAAAACCTTGGATAGACCATGCAACTTCTTGAATATTGATTCGAGTACCAACACCACCTACTGTATTCAGAAGTGTTGAAACATCAATCTTAACAACATTAGTCTCGCCGGTTCCATCACTGATAGAAGTAAACTTCCAGCAATACAACCCACGACCAGTATAAATTGGAAAAGTACCAACTGCGTCAGCCATTTGATAAGTCCTCTGTTGTCCCAAATTGGGACAGTAGGGGAGGTTGCCCTCCCCTATGCCCGATTCACTTCTTGCGCTTTAACCCAGCGCCAGGCTTACCACTTGGCTTGGCAGAGCTACCTACTTTCTTTGCACCCAACTTAATGTCCATTGGGGACTTCTTTTCTTGCTTAGCCATTACGCACCAGGCGAACCGTAGATGCTGCGCGGATCAGTACAACCAACCGAGAAACGCATATAGGTCGCAGCCTTAGCGTTCTTAGTATCGAAATCATTGTCCTGATCAAACTGCGGCTTATTACGCCAGAAGAACGTCATGCCGTTCGGCACGTTAGTACGAATGAACCAAGCATCCGGATCGGTGAAGTAGTGGTTCATCTTAATGCCTTCCGGATAGGCATTCGTCATCTTCAGCACGTTCACCGCGTTCAGGTTGGTGTTGTTCTGCAACACCGATTCCAGAATACGATTAGCGTTATACCACTCACTCGGATGGATGTGCAGACTACGCGGCATCACAGCAATGCGCAGACCACGATCTTCAGTGGCTGCCATGATCTGGATAGACATGTCCTCAAGCGAAACCTCACTCAAGTCCGCCGGAGTGGTAAGACGGTTACTGAAGGTACCACCCGTAGCATTAACGTGGGCAGTACTGATCAGCGCGACACCATCCGGAGTGGTGTAGTACGTGGTGTTAAAGGCGTTGTTATACAGGAACGCCGCCACGTTCTCCACAGTCTGCGAGCAAGACCACGCATTCGCCTTAGCGCGACGCTGAGAGACTTCCTTATACAGGTTATCTTCCAACTCTTCCTTAGTCACAATGTAACCAAGGGCATAGGCAATATGCGCGTAAGTGGTAATCCAACCCTGGGTTTCAGAGTCATAGGACACCGGGCCACCTTGCGTCTTTACAGGTGCCAGGCCGAAGCCAGTAACCTGCACATCTTGCTCATACGCGCGGGTAGAGTTACGAACATCATAAAGATCGGTGTACTCAGTGGGATGCTGGTCATAGGTTTGACCCCAAATCTCACGGATACCCGGCCACAGCAGTTTAGGATGCGAGCCAGTATTGATAACGCCAGCCATCTGTAGTTCTCCTTAGACGCCAGACGTGCCGCCGGCGAGTTCATGGTTATTGATCTTGACCAGCCACTTAGCGTACGCGCCCAACTCAACATCAACGCGCTGCACAAGGCCAAGAATGCGGCACTGCAGGGTGGAGGTAGCAGCTTCAGTAGCGTTATCAAGCAACCAACCAGACACAAATCCGTTGTTAGTACCAACCACCAGATTAGTATTCAAGCCAATGTCTGCAACAGCCAGCGGAGTACCAGTACCGATCTCCTGAACCTCAAAGACAGTATCCGGATCATCAACTACCATCACATACCAGACACCGGTTTGCGCAGCAGCAGGGCGAACAAGAGAGCTAAGATTGTTAATCTTAATACCAGGATAAGTATCAAAGACGCCAACCACAACACCTCGAATTGCACCAGTAGCAGCGGCAAGAGTAACTGCCGGGATACCACGAGTATCACCACCACCAGCATCTGTAACTACCGGATCACCGATAGCGAATGCGTTAGTGTTTGCAGCAAGAATAGAGTACAGCCGAGCCTGACCCGTATAGGGGCCGCCGATATTACCTACGGGTGACAGGCCGGTTGGACGGTTAGCGTTAGCCATTACGTTCTCCGGTTTTTAGGAATGAATAGGTCAGGGACTTTGCCCTTCACATAGCGATTATGTGCATCTTGTCTAGTCTCACCCTCATCACCTGCCCCAAGCAATCCACCGGTGATAGCATCGGCAATGCTCTCGTTCCTCTTGTCTACTAATCCGCGGCTCATGTTATATAAATGCATAGGGCATTCCATCAGGTACATACGACCTGGTTGCCCATCGCGTTCTAAGTTATCACCAGAGATAACACTCACGCGAGAGCCAAGGTCACTATTGCCAGACCTTGAGGCATCACCACCTAAGTCAGTGTTGGTAACTTGAACGTCTTCATCACTTACAAATCTATACCCGGCCTGTTGAGCTCGGGCGATTCGGGAAGGATCCCCACGGAACCAGCGGCGGTGAAATCCATCCTTTGCGGGTACATCTAACTTTTTGACTCCTTGACTCATTGGCTGATAACCAGCCGGAATAAGTCCTACTTCTAACTCATTAGCTGGATTGTTATTGTCGTTCATTACTCATCATCTCCGTAGTAGATTTTAGCATAAGCATTTTCCCACTCTTGCTGCGTCTTGTAGCGCTTTCCCGGGCCAACTAAATCATCTGAATCTTGTCGGCACGCATCCTTTGCTTCTTTAGGAAGACTTGCAAAGGACTTGGAACTGCGACTACCTCCACCACGGGAACTGGGTGTTTCAACTTTCTGTGTCGGCTGACGTGTAGGTTCTCCAACTCGCTCCTCATAAATCCGGAGGGCCTCGTTCATGAACTCTACCCCGACCAACTCATTTCCTTCATCTCTCATATCTTCTGCGATTCGAGCAATTGCCTTTGATTTCTTCACATCCTCTGGCTTAGTACCACCAAACCAAGAGTTCTCCCGATACCACTGCTTCATATCCTCCGGGATTTCTGGAGTCTTAGGAGCTTCGGTTTTCTTCTCTGGGGGCTTAGCCTCTTCTCGTTCCTGATCTCGAATTTCTTCAAGCTTTCCGAGGATACGATCTTCTGCATCTACATCATTATCTTCTCGAGCTTGCTTAAGTTCATTACGCAAACTTTCCTTAGCATTTTGAACCGCCCGCTTATTAGCTTCGGTGTAGTGCTTTTCGAGCTTCTCGATCGCGGTCGTTGCATTTGTTAACTGTTGCGCAAGGGTATCAATTTTTTGATCCCGTGACAAGAGCTCCCGCGCCTGGCGTTTATTGTTAGCGATAAGAATAGGTAAAACCTTTCGACCTCGCTCGACAAACTCCTCAGCATCTACCCAGTGATCTTTGTTCCCTTTAAACTGATCTTCAGGAACCCAACCCATACTCTTAGCTTCGGCCTCCAACGATTCTGGAGTTACTTCATTCTGAATTTCTTCGCCACTCATATCTTACTCCTGGTCGATTGCCGCAAAGATATCATTATCATTCACAAAACGATAAGGCTTTCCATCTTTAGTTCCCTTAGCCATATAACCAGAGAACCGAGAAATAAGAACCTTATCACCAACTTTAGCACGAGGCTGAGGTTCAGTATGCCAACAGTTAGGCCCGACCTCAACTACAATAACACGCTGCTCAAGCATCAACTGATTAGCTTCAACACTATCAGGCATCACAATCAGACTAGATGCACGCTCAGGCTCATACGGCTTAACAAGAACTGCACGACCAAGGGGTTTCAATCCTGACTCATTAATCATCACTATCCTCAAAGAGTTGTTCAGCTTCAATATCTAGGATCATCTTAATAACAGAACAAGTAGAAATTGCACCAGCATTTAAATACACATCTGCAACATCATGGGAGTTAACAAAGCCAGCCTCTGCCCATGTTTCTTTAGCTTCTTCGCGCTTCCTTGTAAGATACTCAAAGAGGCGCTTGGTTACTGGGTGGTCCTTCCAGGAGTGGAACAGTTCCAGCTGCTCCTGCTGGGACGGAGTTAATAGCGGGAGATCTTGCATTCTTTCTTGACTCCATCATTCGATTAAGTTCGACTTCCATACCTTTGTTTTGTTCTCGCAGCGCTTCGATACCAGCTCTGAACGCTTCGACATTTGCCTTAGCTGGGAGACTCTGTGCTTGGGCTTCCATTAAGTTAGCCTTAGCAGTCAACTCCATGATCTTAGCATCATTCAAGCGCAGATTCATTTGTGTAGTCATAATGAACTGATCTTGCTGCTGTTGCATTTCTGCCATTGCAACTTGATTCTTAAGTTCTTGAATCTGCACCTTAACGTCCTTACCTGGCGGCATGTTCTTCTGGCCGGGGTAAAGAGTATCCACATTATCATAGCCTAACGCATATAGATACGAACGCTCAACCTCATCTGCATCATAGCCAGGATTGGTAGCAGCCGCCTCTCGCAACAGCCGCGCCTGCGCGAACCTCGCGCCGTCACTTGCGATCGTCGGGTCTGCCGCGGGCACCACCTGCGTAGCCCCCGCCGAATAGTCTTCGCGCCTGATAGTCCCGTTGTCGCCGAACGGACTTGTGTCCGGGAGGTAGAGAGAATTCAAAACAAAGACCTTTCGAAACTCTAACTTCATGCTCCGCCAAATCCGCTTGAAGATTGCGGAGTAGACCTTTTGGCCTTGCTCGACCATAGCCCGTCCGGTTTCGGCTGGAGTGTTCTGGCCAGGGTTCTCGCCAGCAAGCATGTCAGTAGCACCACTGACCCGGTTGGTGTAGTCGATCAACAGGGACAGCAGGTTGAACATTACTGCGGAGGGTTCCCGAACGGGGAGAGGGAAGATGGATTTGCGGAGGTCATCTCCGGTAGCATCAACTCGTTGCCAGCCAAAGGGCTGGAACTGATAAGTGCCGCCACGAATCTTTGCTCCGCGGCCAAGAAATCCACCAGCCGTATTTGAAATAGTTCCGGAGTCAAACAACTGATTGATTGCAGAATTGACGCTTTCATTCAATGGGCCCAGGAGTGTGCCAAAACCCTTATCCATGATCCCGCCGTCAGGACTGGGAATGAACGGGATCTTAGTGTAGTAATGAGTCGGGGCAATCTTAACGATTTCTTTCTTGTTATTGAACTCAACATCTTCAATGCGATTGAAGCGCGTAACAATGCGAAGAACATAATTAGTGTTCTCCTCAAAGGTAACTACATACGGCTCCGAATATCCATCGTCATCTAGATCAAGCCAGCAGTGTTGTTCGAGCACTGTGAAAGGAGTCTCACTATCATTCCCGGCCGGCTTAGTAATGCCGGAGCGATTAGAGACAGACTCATCAGAATCCCGAGGAGTTGGATTTGCATCATTACAGTACCATTCTTCCTGGAGACAATCACGATAGGTACCGCGCTTAACGCGCTCGTGGATATCGTTCTTCCATAGCGGAACAATCTCCGTCGCGGCAGGAGCCGCTTCGATCGAAGGTGCCCAATAGTTAACAATAAGATTTCGAGCATTAACGAACTTACTGACCGGAGTACCGGTACTCTGATCGTAGTAAGTTTTCTTCCAACCTGTTCCGACAATAGCAACATTCAGCAACGCCATATCCATTGACTCTTCCCAAGCAGAGTCCTGCTCTAGAAGCTGCCAACTCATGTGGTCGCTGATTAGTTTAGCTTTCTTTGTAGACACCCCTGATGGATCAGGGCCGATGACTCGCATCTGCACAACGCTGCGACCATTGATTACTGCAGGATAAGCACGAGCGTGGAATTGAAGCGCAGCAATCGTGACAAGCGGGAATGCAATGTTACTGCAATTCGGCCAAGGAAATGTCTTTGCCTTCTGGACTTGCATAGCCAAATCCAGAGCAGCCTCCGACCTGCGGAGCCAATCTTCTCGACTATCCACATCACGCTTGTAGTTATCGCCTACGTAGTTACCAATATCAGTCAGATCTTTCTCTGTAAATCTATGGCAGAGGTTAGGATCGCTGATAGTTTCTTTATTAATCGTGATGGTATTTTCGAGTTCAAACATTTCAATTACCGACGGGCGAGTTTAGAAAGACGCTTACCAACAGCAGTGCGAGCGCCTAACGGAGTTCCAGTTTCATATCCGGCAGGCCCTGGATTTCCAGTGTTTGGACGAACACCGCCAGTACGGGCAGTTTTCTTAGCGACGATACCACCAGCTATCTTTCCGGCAGGCTTGACTTTTGGAAAGTTGACATCTCGCACACGACTTTCATGGCTAACACTACCAGGTCCCTTCCTCATTTCGTTTCTCCAAGTTCTGTCCCAATTTGGGACAAGAGTTAATAACCCGTGCAAGCACGCCCTTCACTACCTCCGCGAAGAGACTCACTACGCCCTCTCCAATCTAGTGCTTCCTCTTCAAGAAAATCATCATCCTCGACTTCGGAATAGTTTTCTAAACCTCGATGAAGGATGGCGGTTGAGTCAAACTGGTCATCGGCTTTAGCTTCTGTCACACCAGTAAAGCTAAGTAACTCAGCCTTATACGCAGGGTACCATTCAGCACTTGTATCAAACCTACAAAAACCAGCTTTCATCTTCCGCTGAAGGATTCGACCACGAACAGCTTTATCCGTTGTGCTGGCCAGAACTTCAAAGTTCAACATCAAACCTTGCCTTTCCATCTCCTTAACCAACATAGGATAAATGGCTAGCCAAATCTGCCCACCTTCAACAAAGAAAACTTCTGGATCATGCCGTCGCTGTATCTCGAAGAACTTATCAACGATCTCTAACGAATCCCATCTTCCCACATGTTGGTCTATGTGGTGGACATAGCTGCGCGAATCTTTTCCTCCAACAGTAAAGCTTGATCGGTTCGCAGCGTCTTTCTTGCTAATAGCAAAGTCCACACCCACAGCGACAAGTTTCTGTACTTCAAAATCATCTTCCGACATTGGGAGAAAGTCGCGTTCCCGCAGATAAGCAACAGCGTTATCTAATGGAGTGTTTAGAAACTCTTGCGAGTAACCTGAGCTATCTCCGTCCTCCTCGAATTCCTTTCTGCGATCCCTCAGATCAGCTTCTGTCCAACGCTCTGGCCAAAGCAACTCAGAGAAATCATCATAACTCTTATGCGCTTTGAAGAACAAAAGCTTCCACATACTGTTCTTAAGCAATCGCGAGAGCAGTGCATCCTCGTGCAGAATAGTACCATGGATTCTGATCTTTCCACTTTTACTTAACGCTTGCTTAGCTGCGCGGAAGAACCAACGACGGAACTTAGCACGACGATCTTTGTTCTCAACCTGTTCATCGTCTTCCATGTCATCACAGACAATGAGGTTAGGGCGCTTACCCTTCCACATAGCACCACGAATCTTTTGCTCAGCGCCACGAGCTAGAATCCTGAATCGGTGTCCGTCGTCATGAACTACGATAACCTCCGTCTTAGTTTGGCTTTCAAAGGCTCGAATCCCGAAGTCCCTTCGCAGGTCTTCATTGGATTCCAATTCCTCGGAGATATTACTGAGTTGTTCCGCTGCCTTATCTTCCGTCGAACCAATCAGAATTACATAATCAGAAGTCCTGAAACATACTGACGCAAGAATAAAGTCAAACGTCAACCCGGTACTCTTAGCATGATCTCGAGGTGCTACTGCGCCAACCTGTTTATGATCACTAGCATAAAGCTCCCAGCACTGTCGATGGAATGCTGGCGTTGGCTTCGCATCATCGTAGCGGGGAGATAGATAAATACCAGCAAATGCTTCAATCAGGTCAGCTGTTAGCTTCATTAGACAATCGCGATCTTGGTCTGAATAGCAGGAAGGTTTCCGTTGCTAAGAGTAGCAAAACAGGTAACCTGATAAATAACTCCTGGCTCACCGCCAGCGATTTTTTGTGAAACTATACCACCAGAAGTTGTATAACTTCCATCTAAGATATCTTCAGGAGATGCATCAATACCTGAAAGAACCTCCACACTAAGTGTTGCTCCAGAAATGCTGGCACCATTGATCAGCTCCGAGATAAAATTAAACTGAATCGTTACGATACTTTCTGGAGTTTTAGATGGATTAACTACTGTAATCATACTGTAGTCTCCCAAGCATTAAATCCTACAGGTCCTGGAACCCCAAAAACTATTTGCGTTCCAAGCTGTGGGCGAGCATCCTGTAGCGCGACAGTCCAATTACCTACTGGAATACTACTAATTGTATGGGCTAACACCAAAGTACCTGTTGCAATTTCTCTTCGATACATAGCAATAGTTCTAGCCCCAAGATCAATGGCAAATACCACATAGGTGTAATAAATAGGATCTGGTGGAATTGAAACAGGTGTTGCCGCAACCCCACTAAATATCCAACGAAGATTGAATCCATCAAAACTTACGGAATCTCCGCCAGTACTTCCTATCATGCCAATAGTAGGATTAAAGCCTGTACGAACTAAACCCCCTCGAACTGCATAAGTAAGAGCAGCGTACCATTTTCCACTAGACTTTGCCTGCGTCCCCTCAAGATAGCTACTTCCGGTAGATATCTGCAGAACAATATAAGGAGAATCAGCACCAAAAATAGATACGCCATTCCCCGGAATATCTGCTTTCACACCGATAGGTACTTGTATAGATTGATTTGCAATCCCACCAAAGCCCGAAGTTACAGGAACGGCCCAGGCCTCATTACCAAAATTCAACTTAACAGTCGAATCATTACCATCATAATTATTAGTATACCCAGGCCTATACATCATACCTGGCGGAAGCGTAAGAGTTCCTGACGCAATCACAGCGCCGACACTATCTAAGAACTCATATGCACCGGTAGCACCAACAATCTCCAATGCATAAACACCAGGAGCGGGCAGCAGAATAGCTACACCATCCGTAGCAGGCATTGCAGTGTTATAGTAATTCGCATAATCCAACTCAGTAAGATCAGCTCCGTGCTGCATACTGACACCAAAATACGTAAGCGTTGAGGTTCCAGTAAAGGTAACTTCTACGTGAATGTTTCCAGTAGTAAATGGAATTCTTGACCAGAAGCTGCCTGAATGATTATCCCCAGCTGGAGTAATAGCAGAACCGAAAGCCATCGTTGTCCATGCAGGAGTAGTAGCAACTAATAACCCCTGGTTAGCATTTCTCCATCTATGATCAATCAGGGAGAACGAAGGCTTAGGTAAGACAGTTAAGTTAGTAGGAAACACTAACGTTAACTCATCATTAAGCCTTAACCTTGTAGGGGGCGTTCCAGCAGCTAATGGCGTTCCACTCATCTGCCACTGAACAGTGGGACTGATAGTTCCCCACATGGCTACGTTATCAATCAAGGTACCTAAGATATCTTGATTGGAATACGGGTAGCCTTGGCCCTGAATGCTAAACCCAGCATCATACTGATAGAGTCGATAGTTTGAACCGACATAACCAGGTGGAAGCGTTCCAGTAATCCCATACGGAATAGGAACACCGCCACCTCCTCCACCACCCCCACCACCTCCGCCCCCAGAAGAGTTTTGCACGCGATTAAGTGCGTCTGCCGGCTTCATGGCTGTACGTTAGCAACATCGCAGTAATACTTAGTATCCCCATCCAGCCATTCAACGCTAATCTTATGAAACTTCCCAGCTACAGTTGTCGCCGGGAGATTGGCAATTCGATTAGCGTAGTAACTTCCCCAGGTAAGAGCCCTGGGAGTTCCGTCATCACGCAACTCAATCACCATCGACCATCCATCTACAGGGCCGCTGGAAGGATTTGCAATGGTAAGAGGGGCTGCGAGGTTCTGTAACCGAATGATGTCTGTATCACCGGCTGGAGTTGTGACGTTACTTGGTGCAGTATCAACTATGTTAATACCACTAACAACTGCAGGAGCAATAAGATCCTTAAGCATTTGCAAAGTTAACGAAAGACTCTCATTCGTCGGCGCAGTACCACGCTCAATCTCAATGAGGTCAGTTAACTCTGCAACAGCTCCGTCAGGCAAGCCGGAGATTAGATAATTAGCCATTCTACACTCCGACTACAAGTCTATCACCGCCTTCAACGACGGAACGGAAACCACCTTGTGTAACAATTCGCTTGCTATAAACAGGTTCCGGGATGATGGAAGGCTGAATAGCAATCTTAATCTCTTGCACTAACACATTATTCAACGTTGTGCGAACAGAAAGGTACAAGATATAAATAACTCCAGGGATTCCACCTAAAATATCTTGCACTACATCCGACGCATTAGCCTGAACGTAACAATCTCCATACAACATAGTCACGGCGTCGGGATCAGTGCCTGTGAAAATCCCCATACTGGACGCGCAAGTCAGTGCAGTTTCTCCCGCAGCCATCAGAGAAAGAAAACTACACAAAATTGTAACTGTTTCTCCCTGAAGTTTCTGTGGATTGGTATAAGTACTCACGGAATAATCCCTACCGCAAAGTCTACGCGAAGGTTTCTGCACATACCAATCTGAATAACTTGCCCAACTACCGAAGTCTTAAGCAGATACGGAACAAGAAAACGATCGCGCTGCTCTCTATAATACAAATCCCCACCTTCAACATACCCAAGAAGAATATCTGAAGTAGCAGTTGCAAGCGCCCGCTTATCATCCATGCAACACTTAGGAGAACCAACCCCAGGAGCCATCGTTACGAACTCCATTTGGCTCGTAAAGGGATCAAACCACCAATAACCAGATTGACCTAAACACACAAACGCCACAAATGGGTTCATGTTCTGGTCAAATGCTAGACTAATTTCACTAGTATCCGGCTGATTGAACAGCAAACTCTCTGGATGATTAGGTGCACTAATCCAAACATCTCCAGTATCTTCATCCAACCTAAGCTGCCACACCTGATACATCAACCCCGCTGACGTATCATTAAGCGCAATTCCACCATACTCCCAATCTAGATCCGTAAACGGTGTGCTGTTATCGGGATAAAGATAAGGAGCTGGCCGGTTTGGATCAGATAGAGAATGATTAGGAATCATGGATAGTTACTAAGAGAAATCCTCAACCGAAGGGCAAACGCATTCAAGGCAGTTTTAGGAAGCTGCGGAGTAAAGCTCATCTGGTATAACCCAAAATACCCACCATAGACAATAGAGCCAATTCCACCAGTTAAGGTATTAGCTTCTGTGAGTCCAATAGTAATTATGCTATCCCT